AAGAGCCACGTTGTTGAGCTTGAAGGCGCAGTTGGAATCTTATATTGCGAAATGGAAGGATTCCACAGATTCTGTGCAGGATTTCAAGGCGGCAGTTGATGCGTTGAATAACGTTGATGATGCTTTGGCAGGCGACAACCCTTATCAAGCCATTATTTCGGGAGTCGCCGATTATATCGACGCATTGAAGACAAGGATTTCGTTGTCCCAAAAAGGGCAGAAATACCAGAAGGGTACCAATAAACTTACGGATGCATACAAAGCGGCTCTTGACAAAAGTACGGCGGCTTTGAAAAAAGTTGCAGCTGGTGTCCAAGGTGCGGCAGATGTTTTCGATAAGATGAAGAATGTGGTGACGCAATTGAGCGACATTCTTCAACTTGACGAGGCTTCTGACGGCGCAGCTGTACTTCAAGGAATCGCATCTGGCTTGACTATGGTCGGCACGGCCCTTGTGTTCATCAAGGCAATGTTCGACCTACTGTTGACAAACCCTCTCGTACTTGCGATTTCCGCCATCATCGCCAGTGTCGCCGCACTGGGCATGATAATGAGCAATCTGTCCACAGCCAAGGCGAACCGCGAGATTGAGAACCAGCAGGAAATCGTGGACAATCTTGAAAAGGCGTATAAGAGGTTGGAGAAGGCTATGGAGGATTCATTCGGCTCGGACTACATCTACAACTACCAAGAGCAGATGAAGAACCTCCAAGCGCAGGCTGACGCCTATCAGAAGATGGCTGACGCTGAAAGAAGTAAGGGAAGCAAGGCTGATGATGATAAGATAAAGGAATACGAAGAGAGTATGGATGACGTCTTGGAGAAGATGGATGAGATGAAACATCAGCTCAGCGAGTTCTTCACGGGGACTGACTTAACCTCGGCGGCCAAGGACTTCGCTCAAGCGTGGATTGACGCCTATCGTTCTTTCGGTAGCACAACGACCGCGATGAAAGACAAATTCAAGGAAATGATTGACAATATGATTGTTAATTCGGTTGCAGGACAGGCTATGCAAAAACTTTTGCAGCCTATCTTCAATGCTATCGACGACTATGCCAAGACTCCGGAAGGTCTTGCGGAGCATATCGGGGATATAAACGAAATGATGGATGCTTCTTACGATAGCATTAACGACACGATGATGGCCTTGATGGAACGTTTAACCGCGCAAGGTGCCAACATGCGTGCCACCGGCTCCAGCCTTTCCGGAATATCCAAGGACATAGCTGGTGCCTCCGAGGAGTCCATCAACGCCCTTGCTGCGGGCATCAACACGCAGAACTTCTATATGTCCTATATGCCGAACATAGACCGAAACGTCGCCGCTATCCTTGTGGCGATACAGGGTGGCTCTACACCTAACACCGTGGCCACGCCGCAGGCCACCTCTGTTCAGTTTGGCGACGAGACATTCCGTGGGCAGATGAGCAGGATAGACGAGAACGTCGCCGGGATATACCAGATGATTCGCAGCGTGATAACGCCGAAGTCTGCCAATATCAACACTCATTGTGTTGGCACAAAGAGTTAATTTTCGTACCTTTGCGACATGGAGAAAGACTGGAAAAAACAGCTGCGTCACGAGGCCTCCCTGCACCACATGTGCGGGGAGAACCGCGCGGCGCTTTCGGAGGTGCAGTCCAAGGTGGAGGCCGTCGCCTTATACAAGAAAACCGTGGACTGGGCGATAAAGGAGGGTTATCCCGATTTGGAGATTATACGCCGCCATTTCAGCGACGCCGACGCCTCCGGTGTATTCGTTGACCGCCACTTTGACGGCGAGGTCCTTGATGACCAGCAGGTCTATGTTTTCCACAACTGCACCGGGACTATTCGCACGGGGCTGAACGTTGACAAGGCGATAATCCCTATGCTGCATTTCGCCAACGGATGCGACATGAAAGTGGAGAGCTGCAACGCAGACAATATGCCGTACCCTGTCCGGGTTCCGCTTTACATCTATGGTGACAGCAAGGTTGAGGCCGAGGAGTCTGCAAGACTGCATTGTCTGAAATATCTAAATACCAAATAATTATGGGTGAGACACCAATACTTTCGGACATATTGCAGAACCTCGGACTTCCGTTGGTCACGGGCATCATGGGGTGGTTCGGTAACGTCTGGCGCAGCCGTCAGAAGAAGGACAAGGACGTCCTCGACAATGTGACGCAGATTCTCGGACTCCAGAAGAAATATATTGAGGAGCAGCAGGGCACGATTGAGGAGACAAGGGCGATGAACAAGCGTCTTGAGGCGAAGCTGGACAAGAAGTCCAAGTGCATCAGACGGGCGAGCAAGTGCAAGTACACGAATATGGGTGACGGCTGTCCGGTGCTTCTTCTTGAGGAGAAGTATGACGAATCACCGGATTGCGACACCTGTCATCTGAAAAAGGAGGAAGACGATGCTGAGAGTGCGTCTTAAAATAGGGGACGGTGACGGAAGCCCGGTCTTCACGGACGAGACCTATGGCCTTGTCTATGTTTCAGCCGACAACCGCCTCGGCCCGGACATCAAGGCTTTCGAGTCCACGGCCTACCCGGAGGAGGAGGGCGAGCATCTTCTGACCAAGACGGTTGACGCGGCGTTCGATTACAAGGTCAAGTTCTACGTCAAGGCGGAGGGCAGCCTTGAAAACGCCAATCAGAAGATTGCTGCTTTCAACGCCGCGCTGTTCGACAAGGATGATAACGGCGTGAAGACATTCAAGCGGGTGTGGTTCTACAACGACTATAAGAAGACTTTGATTGTCGGCTATCCTTACCCCATATCGGAGGCCACGGACTTCTGGCGCGATTCCAAGGGTGAGTGGCACGATGTGGTGGTCGTGGAGTGGAAAATACGTGTGACTAAACCAAGTCTTTGTGATTTCAATCTAACTGCACAGACAAGTGATTAAAGGCATTACAGAGGTCAATTTTCCGTCCTATGCGACGTTGAGTCAGGCGACTGTCTCCTTGGAGGAGATGGGCAGCCGCACCATAACCACACAGGTCAAGATAGACGGCGGCGTGACGCCCGACTTCGAGAGCAAGGAGTGGAAGCTGGTCTACGGCGGCGAGGAGTTCATACTGAACACCAAGACTCCGCAGGCGACGAAGGACACGACCACGCAGAAGTCGATACTTGACCTTACCTTTATTTCCTCGATAGAGTCCGAGTTGAAACGGTACTTCTTTATCGAGCTTTCCGAGGTCGAGGTGGGCACGGTCATCGTTGACAAATACATAGCGTCGCTGCGTCTGAACGTGACCGATTTCATCACAGCCTTCAACCGTGTGCTGGATTACTACTTCGGGTCGAACAAGTTCCGAATCGTGGCGGCGCAGGGCATCGAGCTTTCCCCAGAGGTCAAGGACGTGTCGATAGAATACACCTACCTTTGGGATGTGCTTCCGGTCTTCTACGACATCTACGGTCTGACTTGGCACGTCACAAAGGACGTGAACGGCTACACCATAACCGTTGGTGGTCAGATGCAGACCATACAAGACCATGTGTTCCAATACGGCTACCAAGGTGGTCTCACGCGCATCGAAAGGCAGATAGAGGACGCTGACATTTACAACCAGCTTCTTGGCCGTGGCGGCGACAAGAATCTGCCTTACAGATACTTCAAGAAGGAAGACCCGAACAACACCGCCTTTGCCGGAGACCCCGATGCTTGCGCCGAGTTATCCACGGTCTATTTCGAGAGGCTTCTGGACATCAACTTCCGTTATTACGTCAAAGGTTGGCTGCGGAATCCGAACCGTCCGGCGAACGCCGATTATCCCGTGCCTACGACAACCGAGCCGGAAGAGGTGACATCCTCTTGGGCGTACCAGAAAGGATTTACCGACGAGAAGTTCCGCCCGGTGGAGTATGTCAAGGATGACGATTCCATAGCCAAGTACGGTGTGCGGCAAGGCAAGCTGGACGACAACGACGACATCTATCCGACGATACAAGGCATCACTGTTGACCCTTACGGCAGGATTGACGAGATTGTGGCCGTGGGTTCTATTACCGACGGAAGCGACGGCGTGGAGACGGATGAGAGCGGGGTGAAGAAGACCACTATCCCGGATATACTTACCAACTTAACGGTGGATAAGACATATTCTGCTAACAGGAATGTCACTGAGTCCGTGATATTGGAAAGTGATTCATTCATTGTCCCAGCGGGGTTCATCGGACAGATTGATTATAGGCCTTATACGGATAATTCGCGTTATACTCGCAATAATCCCCCTGTTGTCTATGAACCTAAAGAAAGCGAATTTTTCGCCGTTCGTGACAGTGACGGTACGTTATTTAGCATATCAAGCATTCCCGGAGGCGAAAGTTATCACCTTAAAGTCAAGTTTGTTGTTTCGGTTGCGACTAAGACAAAGGGCATTGTTGTAGAGGTAGGATTGAAGGATATTACCTTGACATCCTCTGTCAAGACGGCCTCCGGCAATGATACGGCCTTAACCTTCAACGTCTGGATAAAGAACGTGTTCCAGACCACGCAGGGGACGGGCGAGACCGACCTGCAATATATGAAGCGTGTGTGGGAGCCTGTCCTTGGTGACCGTGTGGGGAACGAGGCGAAGCTGGTTTTCTCCGACGGCTGGATGTCCGCAAGCAGCGACTACGAGTTCACCATTGTCGATTGGCCAACCGTGGATAGGACAAAGACTATCGACGGCGTTTCCTCAGAGTGGATGCTCACACTCGCCAAATCCGACGTGGACTACGAGGCTACCGGAAAATACCTTCCGAACGCAACAAGCCCGAAGCCTGTCGGCGGTGACCATTTCTACTTCATCGGCATTGATATGCCCCACCTCTACGTAGAGTGGGCCGAGAAGAAACTTAACAAAGAGAAGCAGACCGCCTTGGAAAGCAAGGCTTACACCAACCCAACTTGGGCGGTTCAGCTGGATAAGATACGAATCAATACCCTTGTCGGCGATGAGACTGCAACGTTGATGTCACGCCTTGGGACAGGCGTTGTGATGCAGATATACGACAAGCGGTTCTCTGGCGGTCAGATTCTTTTCCTTGCCATACGGTCAATGACGATAACGTGGGCGAACGACACTGTGATGCTGCCAACCGTCGATGTGGTGCTTTCCGAGAATGTCTTGGCGAGGTCTTCCGGCTCTTCCACCTTGTCGCCGGAGACCATCATAGCGAACCTTGAATCCACGGTCAACAAGATTCAGCAGCAGAACGCCATGCTGCCTATGGTGTATCTTTCAAAGGAGAAGGATGACGTTGCCGTGGGACACATCACGATGCAGCAGGGTTCGTCTTTCGGCGATTATGCGAGCGGAATCACCGGATTCGGCGGCAACATTGATTCCATGGGACGCGGTGAGTTGGACGAGCTGACCATACGGCATTTCCTTGAAGTTCCAGAACTACGGTACAACCGAGTTTCAATACAGATAGGAAACAGGTGGAACGCTCCGGGAGGCGGCATTATCGAGCGTGTGGAGCCGGACTATGACGCTGACGGCAACATGCTGAACTCCGGAGTCATCTACCTTCACTTGGAGGAAGGCGAGATTGGTATGGTCGCCTTGGATGACATCTGCATGGGCATCTACCACGACGGCATCACGGCAGACACCAACGCACTCGCGGATTCGGACGACGGCATCGGAAACTTTTACTTCTCCGGGTTCTACACTACTTATTTCCGTGTGACCGAGATACTTGCAGGTGACAACCATGTGTTCCGCTACGCCATTCGACCGGCAAGCGACACTTGGACTGAAACACATCATCCTTGCGAGGCGATGCACTTCGTCGGCTACGGAAACTTCTCAGACACGACAAGGCAGACATCACGCTATTCGACAAGGACTTACGAGCGTTATCTGAAAGGCGTGAACAGTTGGGAGTTCACCAAGGACAACATAGGTGCGCAGTTCGGCGACCTGTCCAATCTCAACGTGTTCAATCTGAACATGACCGGCTACTCCGCCTATCTGAACAACATCTACATGTCCGGTGTGGTCGAGCAGTTCCTGAACCTCCCGCTGCGTCTGGAGATAGACACTGAGGGGCAGGACACGCTCGCATACGGGGAAT